TGCAACCCGAGACTCTGCAACGTACCCATCAACTGGGCCATGAGCGTCACGCTCTCCGGGAACATCGTGGCGTCAGTCCGCTCGCTGCGGATGATATTCTGCTCCTGCTCCGGGTCGTCCACGCCAACAGCATCCATGCCGCGAGCCTGCGACCAGAGTCGGGCGCCGACAAGATTGCCGGCACGAAGGGCCGTTTCGGCCTCGTCCCGCGGACTGAGCGACGGATCGACGATGCTCAGGGTGCCGCCACCGGCATTGACGATCGACTTGACGTCCTCATTCTCCGCGGCGTAGACCAACACGACCAGTTCCCAGATGTCTCCGTCCCATGCATAGAACAGACCCCGCCGCATGGCGATCCGCGTCTCGTAGTTCGCGATCAACGCGTTGATCGCCTTCGAGGACGACAGCGACTGCAACGGCGCGAGTCCCAACAGCAGGTCGTTCAGACCGCTGATGGCGGCCTCCTCGCGATCAAGCCGGCCGAGGTACTGCTCCAGTTGGAACTGGGCAATGAACGGAGTGATCGCCTCGATCCGGTTTCCGGCACCGGGGGCGACAACCGTATTGCGCACTGGTTTGATCGAGGTCCGGCTCGGAGCGTCCTGCCCGATCAACTGCCAGAAGTCGCCAGCCGTGGCGCCGGCAATCATCTGCGCGCCCGCCGTAATCCGCGTCATCTTCTCGCGGATGATGGGCTCCACGTCCCACAGATCGGGCCGACCGCCGGGGACACCGGGGATGAAAGTGTTGTAGAGAGGCAGATACGGGATGCGCCCATTGTACTCGGCATACTTATAGGGGCCCCGCACAATCGCGTTGCCGGCGATGACGACGTTCCACGTCTCCATTTTGGTTCGGTTGCCGTACTTGCGAAGCTTGACCGGCCGGCGGTACCAGTAATCCCAGACCTCGACCCGAGCCGGACCGAAGTTCAACTCAGGCCGCGGCTGATCGACCATGGTCTCACCAACCCACGGCACGAGCTTGCCCGACGGGAGTTCCTTGGACGTGAACCGAACACTATACTGCTCGATCAGGGAGTTCGGGTCCCGCAACGTAACGTTCGCCGCCCACTCGACCTTCTCGTAATCATCGCTCTGATAGCCGAGGTACAGGTTTCGGGGGTTCTGGACGATGTCCACGCACGGCCGCTTCAACTCACGGTCGTAGTACACGAACCCAGCCGTGCGCCCGTACAGGCCCTTGACCGTCGCAGCCTTATGGCGCTTCAAGTCCCACTTTTCCGCAGCTTTCCATGCCGTTCTCACACGCTCCAACGCGGCAGCGGCGGCACGAGCCTCGTCGGAATCCTCATTGGCGGTAATGTTCTCGATCGTCTTCACCGCCTGCAACGCGGCCGGGATGTCCACGTGCGCCGCCGGCGTATTGATCGAAACATGGGATCGACCCAGCGTCGTCGCGCTCGGATCATCGGCCCAGAGGTCCGCGCCACCGCGTGTAAACGTCGTGGCGAAATAGAGCGCATCGGCGCGGTCGCACCACGTCTTGAAGAACGAGTGCTCTGTCGCCAGAGACGCGATCCGCAGAGCAAGTTGCCGCTGGAGGATGGTCTCATCAGGATCACCCATCGCGGCAAGGTCCAAGCCCAGTTGCAAGGTCAGGTCGGCGAACTCAGTGGGCATCACGGGCATCGTATCACTGCCCTTGTTCCGCGGTCAAGCGCCGCTCCCGACTTCTCTCCCGCATTTTCGCACGCAATGATCGGGAGTTGATGCCATCATCTATCTTGACTCGCACATCAGACGTCGTATTGTAGTCAAACGAAGCTGGCTTGTCGTCCACAGCCCGCGGAGCCGCCCGCATAAGTTTGACGATAATCGCCAGCCCCATGACTAGGTCCTGTTCAGTCTTGCGGTCCAGCAATTTGTAGTTCAGACACTGCTTGCGAGCCTCCGCCCAGAAACCCTCAACCGGCATCTCCAACCGATGCTCATCGAAAGCCGACCGGAGATCACTGAGCATTGCCCGCTTCACCTTCGCCGATCCGCCGAATTCCACACTCTTGATCGGAATCGACTCTTCGAGAAGTTCCCGAAACATGTGCCCGCCAAGCGCCGTAGTGTCCACACCGGTCTCGACTAGGGATCGCGCGTCCAGATCACCCTCAACTCGGGCCTCATAGGCGATGTGGACGCGCACACCGAGCGCGACGATCCCGCGCGTCGTCTGTTTCCCAATCTGACGCTCGATATGCACCCCGCGCGCCCTTCCGTCGGGCAGGACATCGAAGACCAGCGACCAGCACTTGTCCTTCAGCCCCGGGTCCAGTGACTGAATGTAGATACGCTTCGGATGCGGTGGGTCATCGGCGGGCAACTCCTCGTTGAAGGCGGCCCTGACCGATCCGGCGTTGAACCACGCCGTCAAAGCCTGAATGAAGAATCCGTCAATATTCTGGGCGACCCAGTTCTCGTCCATCCCCTCGATCAACGACTCGAACGACTCCCGATCAAGCCCGTAGCCGACGTTCTCACGCGATGACATGCGCATCGAGAACCGGCGCGGCAGATGGAACGGGTCCTCCGGATCGCCAGAAACCCACAAATCCTCGAAGTCACTACTCGTCGCAGCCGACGGCGTCGAGATCAGGATGAACTGGCCGCCCGTACCCAACCGGCGGGCATGCAGCACCTCGCGGATGAGGTATTCGAGGTTGACCTCCAACCCTGCCTCGTCGAACGACACCCCATGCATGTTCTGGCCCACCGAACCGAGCGACTTCTGCTTGGTAGACCGGAAATGTATCTCGGCGCCCCCCAACTCCGGGTTCAGCTTGATATACGCGTATTCACCGCGTTCCTTCGACCCATTGAGATCAGAAATGAAGGCGATTTTCTCATAGCCCTTTTTCTGGTCCCCCTCGCCAACCTGCTTAGACCACGGGCAGCCGGCCTGTTGCGCCGGATGGGTACCCTGCAATATCTGGACAATCTCGGTAAAAACCTGCTCGGCCGGACCCTGCTCGATGGCAAAGTGCCACCAATGATAGGGTAGACGCCCCCAACGGACCACCTCGGCGGGGTCCATCGAGCGCGGCGGCTCCAGCCCCATACGGTAGACGCACGAATGCAGGATGATGACGGCGAGCGCCAATGTCTTACCGGCGCGGTTGCCGGCGGCGACCATGATCCAGAAGTAAAGTGCACGCCAACGCGATTTGTTGCGCTTCAGATAGGCTTCCGCCATCCGGCGCTGCCCCTTGTGAAAACGCACCCCGAGATAGACCCACGCCCAGCGAAAGGCGTCCCAACGGCCCAGCTCGAACTCGTCTTTACTCGGCAGAGCCGGTGGATCGACCCATCTCATGCCGCCATCTCCTCCAACAGCTTCGCGCCCTTAGAGAGATTGCAGGAAGCACAGGCCGGGAGCAAATTCTCGGCACAGTGCAACCCACCGCGACTGACCGGGACAACATGATCCATGTGGACATGCCCGGGTTCGTCCTTACGAACCTTCAGCCACAGCGGCGCGCCGCACATATGGCACTCGTGAGGGGATGTCTGCCACGCGAGAACCACGGCGCCGAGAGCGAGACAGGCGAGGTGATTACACAACCGAAGGCGGGCTTGGCGGCGTAATCTCTCAGTCGCATGATACTCACGACGCTTCTCAGGGTTTGCAATACGCCAAGCAGCACTCAGCGCCTTCCCTTGCTCAGAGTTGGCAGCATACCAAGCCTTGTTGCGGACCTTCACATGCTCGCGGTTGATGGCGTACCGGACGGAGTCGTACGCCTTCTTCTCGTCTAAGTGACCAGCATACCGAACGGCACTCTTGACAATCACTCTTTCTCGATTAATAGCGTACCAAGCCGCAAACCGAACCCGCGCCTTCTCACGGCTGGAGACCGATCCCATCAACCCTGCTCCACTTCAACAGAATCACCTTCGATAATGGAGTCGTCTTCGCCAACAAGATTCTTTGGGGCGAGCATCAGCTTTCCACTCTGCCCACCCAGCATCAGCTCGAAGAGGCCGACCGCCAAGTTGGCCTTGGTGGCCTCAACCTTGTCGGCGCCGGCCTGTATCTTGATAATCGACCCAATGGCACTCTGCAGGTCCTTGTCAAGGATATTCAGATACTCTGACCAGTCATGCGGCTCGCCGGTAGCCTCCGTCTCGAACCTCGATCTCTCCTGCGCCACAGCGATCCGCCGCTCAACCTCATCGACCATGGTCCGCTGCAAGTCATAAACACGCTGCCGCAAGGGCTTCACCGTGACCTCGATCTGGCGACTCCAGCTACCCGGTTCGTGGACTTTTAGGTGCTTGATGATCGCCGCAGCGTTCGGAACTCCACCAAGAACGCCCGAGATCGCGGTGGCATCCATCTTGCCGTCCCAAGCAAGCGCAATCAGCGTCTTCAGGTCCGCGTTGCCACAGATATTGCAATCCGGGCTCACAAAGGGCTCCCATGGTCGAGAATGGCGTTTACACGCTTCTCGCGAAGGTCGCTCGGCCGAATGATGATCGCTCGGCCG